CAAAGGATATCTACATAAGCTGTCTCTTGCCCTTGAGGAAAAAAATACTTGTAGTCATTGACATAACCAGAGAATAAGAAGTGCTGGGCTGTTGTAGTTGTAGCTGCGACACGCAACTTACGCAAAGGCACAAGGTAAGGGTAGTAAGGCGATGAAGTGTTCTGTGGGTTGAACGCACCTGTAGGGTCTAGGACTCTCACAATGGCTGTTCCAGCCTCGTAGGTATCTTTCATAATGTTTCGACCACGACGGATTGAAATTGAATACACGTTAGGAGTTAGATCAACTGTAGGGATAACTACATCAGATGCGCCAAAAGTATTGACTCCAATCACTCCTGCATCTGGAGACCCTATGACAAACCCTGCTCCAAATGTTGCACCAGAGCTAAAGTCGAAAGTGACGGCTATCTGTGCAGGTAATGCCATTACTCAAAGCCACCAGTTCTACGGTTTACATAAGTCTGATTGCCAGTAGAAAGGCTCTGCTGCATAAGGTTCTTTGCGATTGTGTTGGTTAAGTCTCCATCGCCTGTAATCTTTAACTCAACCACTACTGGCTGTGCCATGGCTGCTGCAACTACTGGACTAAATCCACCAGATGCCCCTGCGCCTTGTGAGACTAGCTGAGAGAAAGAGCCTGAGGCAGCCATCTCTGAAAGCGTAGGCATTGCTGCGGCTGAGGCTGTAGTGCTTGGCACATTAGGTGCAGTAGTGCCTGTAAGCACGGCTGCTGCCTTGCCAGCAAGGTATGAAAGGTAAGCATCAAGGTACTCGAAAGGGTTCTTGGCATTAGGCAAGGCTGAGAGGAACTTGGCAAGGTTGCCTGTTGAATCCTGTGCAACAAGAATCTGGTTAGTTAGTTTGGCTGCTAGGTCAGCATTGCCGTTAAGCAAAGCCAGTTGAGCCTGTAAGCGAATCTTCTCATCTTCTGTCAGTTTGCCCTTAAGTGCTGCCACAATCTGAATCTGCTCAAGGTCAAATACTCCCTGAGACTTCTTGAGCGAGGCTTGCTTCTTCTGCTCGGCTGTGAGTGACTTCTGTGCAGTCACTTGTTTCTTTGTGAGAGCCGCTAATTCCTTAGCTCGCTTGGCTGCTGCCGCTTCCGCTGCGCGTTGCTGTGCTGTTCTAGCGGCTGTACCTGCTGGGGACTTAGAACGATTGGTTGAAGGCCCAGAGCTTGTTGTGTCTGTGCCAAAAGGATCAATAAGAAAATTAGTGTAGCCCTGACGGAATTTGTTAAGTAAACCAATGGTTGTGCCTAAAGCCAATGTAACGCCATTGACTGCCTTCGCAATGTTGTCAATAGCCTTAGCAGCGTCAGATGCTTCTGAGCCACCGCCAATGCGAGCAAGGGCATCTATTAGACCTTTGCCGATTGTCTCCTTGGCATTGTTGGTTGCTAAAGTAAGAACGTCTAACTTGAAGGAAGTGGTCTCAAGATAAGCCTGTGCAGAGCCAGCAGACTTGGCAAGGACAATGCCTAGAATTTCATTGAAAGATTTAGTTGAAAGTTCAGCTCTGGTAAGACCTGTGTTGTATTTGGTAAGTCCACGAGTGATGCCTACATAACCCTTGTTTAAGTCCTCGACTACTGTGCCAAGTTCTATGCCACTTCCTCGGCTTATTTGGATTGCATTGTTGAGCAATTCTTGGGATTTGGTCAATGATCCTGTGGTGGTCAAAAGTGACTGAAACGCAGGACGAAGAATGTCATCGGCAATGGCTGACGATTTTTCAAGGTTGCTAATAAATTCTGTGACACGGCTTTGCGAGAATGAAAGACCTAAGTTATCGACTGCGGTTGCTAGTCGCTGGGCTGCTGCCTCATCTTGTGCAAAAGCCTTTACTGCTTGCTTGCCGAAAGAGACAAGAGCCTTAGTTCCATAGACCAGCCCAAGAGTTCCTGCAAGACCTTTGACTGTCTTGTTGAGTTGAGTTGCGGCTGATTCAGCCTTCTTGAATCCACGGGTATCGGCTTTCGATCCAATTAAGATTTCTTCTCTGACGACTGCCATTACGCTGCCTTTCCTAACTTGCCCTCGGCGGCGTTCTTCCTAAACTCTGTGAGTGCTGTGTCGATTGCTTTCATAGTTGCGCCTTCAGCCTTGCCTTTGCTATTAGCCCAAGCACGATAGATGAGGCGACCTCGACCTTTGAGGCTTGATACCAACGGAGGAAGATTCTCAATGAATTGACGACCAGCATTAGGGTTGTTTGACTTGCTGACCTTATTGCTGAGGCTTCCAGCTTTAGGGCCGACCCATGGCTGTCCTTGAGGGTTGGCACGTCCTGCGCCTTCATAGATTGCACCGACTCGGCTCTTATTCTGAATACTAGCCATCGAGCTAAATCCATTTTCGTTGATTGCGCTCGGTGTTGATTTATAAGTAATGCCCTTAATAATTGTTGCTGAGTTATAGGTAGGGAATCTGCCTTCGATAAATGAACGTCCAGCCCAGCCTCTCATTGGAGAAACTGATGGCACGAAGCCCTTGGCTTCATTAACTACAGGGCGCAAGACTGCGCCAATTTCTTTCTTCAAGGACTTCTCAAGGTCTGGGGTAAAGCGGCGCATGGCTTTGCGAAAATCAGCGTTGCCGCGGATTTCGATTTTTACTGCCATCGCTTCGCTCCTTCGCTAAATCCTTAAGAACTTCTACATGTGCCTTGAAAGCCATTGGTGGCAGTTCAATAATGGTTTGAAACGGAACTCCAAACTCATAACTCATGCGAGCTACAAGATAGGTGAGGGAGTTCCGATTAACCCAGAGGGTCTGACTCCAATACTTCTACGCCTTTGAGCGTTGAAAGGAAATCTTCCCCAAAAGGTTTTACCGTTTCACCTGAACGACGTATTGCTTCCCAGCACAGCCAGTACACGTCTGACTGCTTCTGATCTTCAATCAAGGCTTTGTGAAAGCCTTTCTTGGCGTATTGCTCGAAGGCGTATTCAATAAGTGGAGTAATTTCGTACTCTGTTACTGAATTGTCTGCCCTTGTTACCTTTAGCTTTGCCATGTTAGCCCCTTTGTTTTCTTCTTAGGAAGTTGTTACTGCGATTGTACCTGATACGTTCCAAGTTACAGATTGAGTTGAAAGATCTCCAACTGCACCATTGATAGGTGTTGTGTTGTTCACAAGACATGTCATGGTATAAAGAGGATTTCCTGCAGAAGTTGCTGCAGAAGTCTGCTTAGCTGTCACTGTGACGTTGTTGCCCCAGACTGAAGATGAGTTCAATGTCTGAAGTGTCTTTGATGATGCCTCGTCATTAAAGAAGTCAATTGTGATTGAAGATGCTTCAAGACCCTTGACGAAGCGATGACCTGAATCACCCATCGCGGTTGTCTCAAGCTCATCGAATGAGCGGTTAATTGTTACAGATGAAACTAAAGTCGAGAGGTCTACCGCATTAACAGTAAGAACCACTCCGTTGCTTAGATATACTGCCATTTAGGTTATTCCTCGTCCTTCTTGTTTGATGGTTTTGTTTCTGCCTTTGGAGCGACCTGACCGATTTTAATCAGGAACGCTTCATTTTCTTTTTCCCATTGCGCTAAATCGGTCATGATTTAACTCCATTCCGTTAGGGTACTGATTGCAATGTCGCAAGTCAGTAAATCTCCAGAAGCGATTGACAGGACGCTTGGCGCGCTGACGCTTCCTACATTAAATACAATGCTCGAGGCATCAAGTAGCTGAAAGACCCTTACGATGTCTGTTTCAATTCCAGCAAGGTTGCCAGAGTTGTCCAGAAGCGGCACAACTATCTGCAATCGAAAGTTAGCCAATGGGGCGACCGAGGTGCGGTCGTTATTGGTCGGGGTAATGTAAGGATCGGCTGGGGTAAGGATAATTGAATTCGCGATAGGGGTTGCAGGAGGAAAGGCAAATACTGAATAGTAAGAAGCGTCTGCTAAAGCCGAGGCAATCGATGTGCGGAGTGTGGTTATCGCTGGCATTAGCCCACCATAGAATTAGGTGCTAGGTAAGGCGCAATGAGTCCTCGAACGCGAGCAACAAGCTGAGAGGACATGGAATACATGTTGCCGATTGAGCCATCTGGCATCATGCCGTTGCCTGAGTTAGTTTGGCGAGCAGTCCAGATAGATACGCAGATCATGAGGCTTGCTTCTCTAACTGCTGGGATTGTGGCGTAAGTATTTTGTGTTACGCCTGAGACAATGCCGAAAGGTACGCAAGGGTGGTATTCACTAGCTGTAGGAGTGCCAGTCACCGCAAAGGTAATGCTGTTCTCGCCTACGCCAGTCAGAGTCTTTGTGCCGTTAAATGGTGATCCATTCTTGGTAATGACTACTGACTGTCCAACGTAATAAGTGCCTGTAACTACTTCTTCAAAGTAAAGAGTTCCCTCAGTAGTTGTGTTGCTGTGAGCTATATTGTAATTCTCGTTCTTCCATAGAAAGGGCAACAATACGTCATCAGCAGCATCGCAGACTTCTTGAATCGTTGCGTCTGAATAGAGACTGCCAACGCCAAGAGCTGCTTTAAGTTCTGCAACTGTTGTTGTGCTCATTGTTATCCTTTCTAAAGACTCAAGGGGACTGCAAGGGCTCTGGCAGCCCCCTTGAGCGACTTAGGGTGTTGTTATTATGTAAGGTTAAAGCGGCGAACGCCCTTGCCTGACTTACCAACGTAGATTGCAAGATATCCGTAAAGTGCAATCTGAATCTGACCTGTGCCAAGAAGATTGACGCGAAGTTCAGTTGTAGGAGATTCCCATGTATAGACAGAACCAGGAGCTACGAGGAACATTGAATCGTCAATGACACCTGCAGTTGTAATGTTGTGATCTACGATGAGGTCTGTACCAAGTACGTTTCCAACATTTGAACCAACTGAAACTGCACCAGATGCGTTCTGTGGTTGTGCTGCTGCGTAGAGAGGACGCTTGTTGTCATCTGTGTAACCCATTAGGGCAGCCCAGACGTCAGTTGATGCTACGAGCTTGCTGGCGTACTCGCCGCCAGTTCCCTTGTATGCTGCTGCTGATTCAGTTGCAATGAATGATTGCAATCCAGCTGCTGTTGCCGCAGTTGTTGCTGCTGCTGTACCTGAAGTACCGAATGCAGAGATAAGTGCTGTATCTGTTGCCTTCTCGTATGCCTTGCGAAGTTCTGCCATGAGAAGTTCCATGAATGCAGGTGATGAGCGATCAATGAGCTCAAATGAGACCTCGTTGAGACCTGAATACTTCTGAATTGATACTGTGTCATAAGCAGAAGTCATGCCTGTCTCAGATGTCGCTGCGCCTTCGTTAACTGCTGCAACTGTTGGTGCTGCGTTAGCTGAAGATGCGTTTGTGTAAAGGCGTGGAATGGTAAATGACATTCCTGAGATTCCTGCAAGTGATCCACGAGTCACAGCGTTAAATGCTGGGCGACCTGAGAATGTATCTGTGAGGAATGTGTTTAGGTGTGGCGCAAGTGTCAAACCTGTGTTGGTTGATGTTGAGTCATCTGCTGCAAGAATGGTGCGGCGAGCTGAGTCGTCTCCCATTGCTGCCTTGATGCTTGCATCGAGGTACTGTGCTGATGTAAGAGGCGCGATGCGCTCCTTAACTTGAAGATTGGCTACAACTGTTGGGCGAGCCGCTTCTACTGCTGCCGCTTCAACTGCTGGAGCTTCTGCCTGAGTGGTTTCTTCCACAATGGGCTCGCTTTCTGGTTGGGTTTGTTCAGCAGGGA